ATATCCATATTCAACTCCTTAATTGGAGAGAAGAATAATCCCAAACGAGATGAATCTATTGGAGCTCTGTCAAATGATTTTTTAGTTGCTCTAGCCTTATATGAAAGGTCTCCAACAAGTTCAACATCTTCGAATCTTATTTTATTTCCATAACTAAATCCTAACGATGGTACATTTGCAGTTACAGTTCTATCATATGGTTGATACTGATATGGATATGCTGATGCTGAATAAAAATTTTGTGCATATGCATAAATCTCTCCATATTCCGTACTAATTGATACGTTTTTAATATTGTTATCCGATGTTCTATCTTTTGGATATTCGAAATCTAAACGGAATAATAAATCTGCAGTTGAAGCTGTATATGAATTACCATTTATAGCATCTGGGAATAACGTATGATTATCAAATTTACTTCTTTGTAAAGGAACTTTCCATAAACGGAATTCATCCAATTCTCCAGAGTAACCATCACCACCAACAACAAGATTTGAAGTTGAACCAGTATCCCATTGGTTATCATTATATAATATAGACATACTAACCGATGTAATAATTCTCTCACCATCGGATGTACCTAGCCATACTTCATATAAAGATGTACTACCAGCATAATTGTGTCTATTAATAACCACATTTGAATAATGTTCTGTTGAAAGTGGAAAATCTAAACTTCCTGTTTTTAATTCAGGACCCCATGCATATGTTATATCAACATATGGAACATTTAATCCAGATGTTACAAAGTAAGTTGATGTAGAATCATTTCCTCCAAAATTTAATTCTAATTTATAAAAAGAACCAGTTGTTTGAATTAAATCCAAAGTAAATTCACTACCAGATATTAAAGTTGCTACCGTATCTATACTTGAGCTAGGTCTTATTCTGAATTCTACGCAATTTGGAAAATCTAAAGTAGATGGTGTCGTATGCCAAGGAATTTTTACACTTGAATTTTCATCCAAACGTATTGCGGCTGTTCTATCATCAAAAGTAAATTTAGTAACACCACCACCCGTTGGGTCTTGAGGTCCACCAAACTCCATTATTGTCAACATAGATTGCGGAATACCATAACAAGCCATAATAGCTTTCATAGCTCTACCAGTTCCCTTATGTTTTAATAGATATGGTAAGTTATTTAATATTCTTCTCCAAACTTCATCGTTCGCATCAGATAAAGACATTCCATATTTTTGAGAACCATCTTTATTTTTACCAAATGCATATTCCCATAGGAATTGAGAATCAAACGCTCGTTTTCCTTCCCAACCCATCGATTCAAGCATATGATAGACCATTTTATCCATCATACCTTTTACAGGCTTATGCTCTAATATTTTATTTTGATTTAGTCCATTAATATAAGTCCAAATTACATCAAAATGATGACCCATCATATCTAAGAAAGATAAGAAATCTTTACTTTCGTAATCATCTCTAAGATATTCAGGTAAATTGTTTACTAAATAGTTAGGATTCTCTCTATCATATACTTCAGCTTCTGATACGATTGCCTCATACCAAGCTTTAACTTCAGTATCGGTTGAACTCTTAGGAACACCATTTAATTTTGGATAAGATAACGATGAACTTGAATCATTATATAAGAAGTATTCAAAACCATCAAATCCTTTCTTTATTTGATTTGTATAATCTATTAATTTAGTTGCTTCGGATATTACAGATGCAGAACCAGTCCAATTTGAATTACTTAGATTAGGTTTCGCTAATGCATCATATCTATCTTCATAACTTTCTATTAATTCTACTTTGTATAAAAAATTATTTACTCTTTCTTCAGCAGAACTAAAATTTGTGAAATTTTCAAACATATAGTTTGAACCACTTACATATTGTACATTAATTTTCGTTGTATCAATTCCAACACTTTCAGCAAATCTATTTACTAAATCAGTTGATGTTAATGAACCAGTTGCTAATAAATCATCAAATACTTTATATCCAATCCCATTATCAGGCTCTAATGAAAAATTAGGTCCTTTTAATGGTGGACAATAATCTTTTAATTCACCTACAATAGTAGATGTTTCAATTACAGGATTTGATTGTAATTTAGAAATCCATACAAGCTGATTTTCTTCTATTGATGTAGCTAATGGTTCATATAATTTTGCAATAATAGAACCTTCACTTCCTGTCCATGTAGTAATAATTTTATTATCACCACTACCAAAGTGTAATAAGTGTGTTAAATATTTTGATGAATCACCATCAACTTCAATATTGTCAATTTGATATTTGAATGCTTCACTAATTCTATTAAGAGCAACGTTTCTAGGAATTGTTAATCTTCCTTTATTGAATTTAACAGTAATTATCTCATCCTTACCTACAACAGTTTCTTTACCACTTACATTATATGGAACTAATTTTAATTGGAATGATATTGTACTTTCATTTTCAGAATAGTTACCATTAGCTAAGTTAAGCATTGTTTGAACGTTTAGTTCTTGCTTACCTGCGCTTGGTAGTTGCATATATCCTTCTCCACTAAAAAGTCTTATATAATCTGTATTTTTAGACTCCCAAGATACTTCAAAATTTACATTTGTACCAACATAATCAGGACCTCTTAATTCAGATGGATATTTTATATTGAATATATCAGGTACGCCAACATAAACATCATCAACTACATTGTAAAATAATTCAATACCAGAACCATCACCTTCACTATTAGATGGTACTAATATTATTTTATAATTTCCAATTATAGTAAATACTTTAGCAGGTATTATAATACCAGCATATTCCGTACTACCATCGAATAATTTATCAAATGTAAATTTTTCATTATTTACATAAGCTGTAACTTTCTCAACAGCAATACCACCTTTAATACCAATTGGTATATCGGCTTTTGTATTTATATTATAAATCCTATCATAATTAGGATTTGTCAATTCTATTGATGGTACTGCTTTGGTTGGTACAAATACTGGTTCGGTTGTAACAACAATATTATAATCTGCATCTAATGTTATCTTAGCAGATAAACTATCCAATTCAAGACTATCAGTAGCACTATTTGCTTCTAATACTTGACTTTGTCTATTAGTAGAACTAATTTCTATTTTTGAAATTCTGTACTTTAATAAATCGTTTGATGATATTGTTAATGTATCACCATCATCTCCAAGTATACTAGCTACACCAGCTGATAAAATCGTACTATCAGTATTATTTTTAATAACTAATACTCTATCGGAGGTATCAGCTGTTACTGTTACTTTATATTTTGGTAATGCTGGTTCATCTACTACAATAGATTTTTTTACTAATGTAAACGATAAATTTTGAATTTGGTCTACAGACTCATAATCAACATTTGTTACAACTCCACTATTATAGTATTGTACTCTAAATTTATATGGTGGTGTGTTTGTATATGACCAATTACTATTATTGTAACCACTGTATGCTATATCACTACCAAATCCAAATGATAATCCAGATACTCCAGTATTACCACTCATTCCACCAAATATAGATGAGGCGGGATTTATATTAAAGTTTCCATATATTGGAATATAATCTGGATTGTTTATTACATTGATTATATATTGTTCATCCGTTGTATATCCTTCTTTCTCAACAGTAATTGTTCTCTTACCACCTTTGAGTATAATATCGCTAAGCAAATTTGTTATTCGTTCCGGAGTTACTTTATATGTAAGTTCTCCATCCATTACAATACTAGCACCAGGTATATTAGATGATATATTTAATAAATTTTGAAAATCGGAATTAACAGTACCAGCGGGAGCAGTTTTATCTATTGGAGGATTGTATGCACTACCACCTCCGCCGCCACCTCCACCATATGTTACAATAACATCAGTATTGCCGCCACCCATCTCAAAGCCACTGTCTGCGTACAAGGATTGCTGCGTACCTGCTATTACATCCATATCTGATAATACTGCCATTTTTATTATTTAATAAATATTTTATTGTATATTTTCCCTTTGATTATTATCTCTCTCAAACACCTGCTCTCTACCTAATCCAGTTCCAAAATCTCTTTCAAAGTAGGCACCACCACCCCCACCTCCACCATATGATGGATATTCAACAGGAGGATTAAATTTAGGTATTGGTTCTGGTTCTGGTTCTGGGTCTAATGGAGTTGGTTCTGGAGCAGGTGGTATTTCCTTTTCTTTTTCTTTTTCCAATTTAACTTCTTTATCAAGCTGTTTTACTTTAATACGTTCCACTTGTTTAATTTCAGGAGGAGTTGTATCAATATTTATATCAGATGCTGTTCTTTGTAAAACCTGACCAACTATATCTAAACTTTCATCCGTACCAACATCATAAGTAGTTCCATATACAACATCAGGCGTAAGCAAATAATAATCAATAGCTTTTATAACTAATTTATAACAAGTATCTTTTATAGTATTTTTTGATAATTCTAATGTTGGTTTTGTTGCTTTAGGTTTTCCATAATTCAAATCCTTTACATCCGATATTCTATTGGTAAACTCATATATTGCAGATTGCATGAATTTGTTATGAACACTATTAACAAATATATCAAAGCTTTGTATTTTGAATTCGTTTCTCATTTTATCAAACCATGCATCCGAATACTTTGCTTTTATTGCTGTTGCTATTAACGATGGATTTACTTTTTCAATGAAATTAATTGCATATACTATCGTATCCTCTCTAAATTCACCATCTCTTAAAAATATACCATATCTTTCAAATAATTCACTATTGATAGTTTCTGGTCTTTTTAGAGGAAGTAATCTAACTTCTGTTCTTGATGGAGATATTTCAGATATCCATAATTTATCAAATTTAGAATCACTACCAACTCTTTTATTTACAAGAGTTATTTGTGTTTTGAAAATACCATTATTATATCCTGCCTCTTTTATCAATCTTTCTATATCGATAAAATATTCGTTTGGAAAATTAAAAGCTTGAAATAATGTACCATCTGCTATTAAAAAATAATCTCTGATATTTTGAGTTGTCAATGGTACATAACGAACTAAACCATATTTGGTTTGTGGTAATTGGTTATCGTTTACATCATATATTATAAATTCTATCGCATCGGCATCACTTAATCCAAAAAAAGACTGTAAATCTCCTCTTTCAAAGATTTCTCTATCTTTTGAATTTATTCGATATCCTTTCGAATCAACTACATCCTTAAAAAATTGTATAGCCATATTTTATAATCTATAATTATATACTCTTGTTAAAAACTCTTTTTCTTCTGTAGTTTTACCTTCCGATGAAACTTTTATTTTCAAAATAGAATCATATGTATTGTATCTACTAGCAATTGTACCAATCCAAGTTCTCCAACCACCATCCATTTTCGTATTTAATTTAACAGATGGTTTCAATTCAAACTTTTGAGTTTTTCCCTTTGCAACAGTTGCTTTTGCCGATGGGGTCCATTCCCAAACTCCAAGTGCATCTGCCAATTCAACAGTTACATCACTAGCAACAGCATATACTTCTATAAACTTACTATGTAATGTTTCGGATATACCACCTGCTCCTTTCAGAGTTCCATGGTCATTATCTAATATAATATAATACGTTTTATTATCTATGCTATTATTTGATAATGGTGCCTTTTCAAATTTTACAGTTGCTAAATCACCAGTTGAAACAGCCCCAGCTTCTAATTTTGCTTTTTTACCAAACAATTCTTCTCTAAGTAAATCATTTTGCTCTTTAAGAGATTGATTTCTTGCAAATAAAGATACTCGTTGAATAGCTTCGGATGTTGCTTTTTGTATAGCGTTTTGTAATTCAACAATAGTTGTTTGAATTTTAGATGTTGCAGTTGTTGTTTGATTTTGAGATGCAGCTGCTATTAATGCTTCATTATCTACTTCGACACGTAAACTTTGAGATACGATTTCTAGTTCTTTAACCTTGCCAGTTAAATCGGATATTTCAACATTTAAGTCTTGAATTTCATTTGTTAAATTTATTATAGATTGAGTTGCATCATTATATATAGAACGTAATACTGTATCAGGCAAATCAGGTGCTGTGATTGGAATCAATTCAACTATTTGAGTATCTATTGATTTTAATAATTCCGCATTATCATATTTTGGCTTAACAAGTTTTGCAGCAGTAACTCCGTCCTTAACATCAATTTCTTCAAATAAATTAATGCCATATGTACTTTTTGATTTGATTCCTAAAGAACCACTAATCAATATCTTACCAATCAGTTCTTCGTTTTGTAAACCCGTTTTTCTCATAAATTAATTTACAACAATAAAAGTGATATCATCATCAAAGTATTGAATAGAGCCATCTATATCAATCTTAAATTCTATTTTATATACTCTATTAGTTTCCCAATTTCGTAAATCTAACTTTATATAATTACCATCAGCATCACAACTAACTTTAGAATATTCTCCGAATGGAATTATAATATCATTAGAATTAAAATCTTTAATTTGATAATATGTTGCTTCCGGTAAATATTTTTTTGTTTTATATGAAAATTGATTTGTAAAAGTTTTCAACGGATATAACTCCCTACCAAATACTCTAAGTTTAGGCTGTGTACCTAATTTATATTCTTTCTTAAAGTTAGTAATACCAACTTTAATATTCTCATCGATTAATGCGGATAATGAACCTGTATTAAATGTTTGGTCATCCCAACCTATTCTAATTTTTGGCTGATATATTGTATGGGTTTCTTTACTAAACAATTTAACAATACCATAATCTTTGGTATCCGTTTCTTTTATTGTTGGGTATTTAATTATAAATCCATCATTTGGAATAGAACCACTTACCCAGCTTTGAACTATTTGTTTAACATCCATATGGATATCAGCTGTACTATATGAAAACTCTTGTTGAGCCGTATATGCTGAGTACCAAACTCCACCTCTACCATCATATGAACCAGTTGAACCTGGAGCTAAATTAGGTAATATTCCATCGGTAGTAACATCACCCAACCAAAGCTTTTTACTATCACCTTCTCTATATCTCCAAGTAACACCAGCAGTTGATATCTCATCAAATCTAGTACCAATACCCATATCCCAACTACCGGATACTGCATGTGCATATAACGTATATTCTAATGGAATTTCTTCACTTTCGGTTTCTCTCATAACAAGAGTAACCTCATCTAATTTAACGTTACCATCTACAATTGATTGTGATAAATAAGACAAATCAAATCGTATTAATGTTCTTGAATAATCCCTAACACTACCATAATATACTTTACTAACTTCTAATACCTCGTCTAAACCAGTATTTTGATTTGGTTGTTGTAAATATATTGATGCATCTTTTGATGCTGTTATAAAATTATACATATTATTTTACCCTCCCTCTTATATCCGAATCCGGAAATTTAATTTCAAAAACCGAAGGGTCTAAAGATGGATATACAATCTTACCTTTAGTTGCCGCTGTTATATTATATGAATTTGGTGCATAATTGCCACCACATTTATTAGTTACTTCTAACATAGGTACGGATGATACCCCCTCTACATTAGATATTAATAATTCCACTTCACTCAAATTGATTGTTTGATTAAATGTCCAATTATCTATTGAAAAATATCTTTTTAATTCACTTATACAATTAGTTAATACTTCACTCTTATTATAGTTTTTATAAGCTGTTATTTCAAAATTCAAACCAATATTTATTACAAACCCATCAATTACATTAACACCATCTGTTAAAATCTTATATTCATTCAAATATGTTTTCAAATTTTCTTTAACAGCTCTATTAATAGGTGTAAGATTATTATTTGTATCATATCCAAGCAAATATAAGTTTATAGCAAATGGATTATTTTTTTCATTATCATTTGAAGTTTTTCCAACTAAAAAATTTCTTATTTCTTCTTGTACTGTTTGTTGAGTTGGTTCTTCACTATCAGGCTTATTTACAAATGACATAACCAAATCAGTAAATTCTTGCAAATTATTTGGAGATGCTAATATCGATGATGGTGAGTTATTATCTAACGTACCATCTGCGGTTGCATATGCTTTAGCAATACCACCATATTTGGATGGAAGTGATAAAACTCTTACTTGATAATCTTTTGCAGTTACGGCTCTATTTTGTGAACCAAAATTTGCTAATGCATTTTGTCTTATTTCTTCTATCGTTTCACCACCACGACCACCAGCGGCCGCTGCTTCATTATCAACTGCCAATGAACTCCTAACAGAATCAAATGCAGATAATTGAGATTGTGTAAATGTACCAGTATCATTATCTAATTCAAATCCTACTATTTTTATTAACGTTCCTTTTGGTACATTAGAAGTAACACCACCACCTACTAAATATTTTATTGTAATAGATGTATTTGCAGGAGATGTTCCGTATGTTTTTGTTTTTAAGAAATTAGTTGGGTCAAATGATTCCTCTAATCTACTAATTGAATTTGGTAATCCCAATCCAACATTTTTAAGATTTGGAATTAATTGTTCATCTGATGCAGTTGCATCCCCAGCACCAAATTGAATTGTAGTTGTACTATCCGAATTAACTTTTGTTACAAATCTTCTTGGAGTCTTTAATGTTTTTAGAATATATGGTACAGTTGTTTTGAATTGATATAAATCAGGATCATTAGCTTCTGTGTTTGGATTATCTATAAAAACCATTTCTTGTGCTAAATATGGAACTTCATACCACTTATTATTGTTAGAATCCCTAACATCAACAACTTGTATAACATTTGTATCTAATAACTCTATTGTTTGAAACGGAGTATATGTTCCAAATGTATATGTATTTTCAATCTGAATAGCTGATATTGCTTGTATATATTTTTTAACTAAATAAAATACAGGCTCTCCTGTAATAGAATCAGTTTGATATACCATTATCTCTCTATTTTCATTATCAGAAAAATCAACAACATCTGTTGTTCTAAATATTACATCAGGTACATTGGCTTCAACCGTCATTCCCTCTTTTATTCTTAAATAATATTTTTCATCAGGTTTATTATTAACACCACTTCCTATCGATGGTACTAATTGATATACTGATAAGTTTACTACTGCCGGCGCTGTTACTTTTGGTTTGTAACCCAAATATTGAGATAATGCCAATACATTTGCAGAATCTTCTGCATAAACCATCATAGATTCTTTTAATGTATCATCTACATAATAAGATAAAACATCACCAATATATGATGCCATTTCTATAAACATCATACCAGGTGATGTTTCGTTAAAATCACTATATGATTTTGGAAAATATGTTTTTGCAAATTCAATAAGATTATCACGGAAAGCAACAAAGTCTTTATTAAGATAATTTATATCCTTTCCTTTATTCTTAAAAATTTTATTTGTAGTTTGTATTGCCATTTTTATTTAGTATTATCCAGCCGAAACATTAAAAGTTACTGTATTCAATTCAGATGCTCCTGCTATTGAAAACGTAAGAGATACATTTACTGTATTTGCATCTTTTAGAGAATCACTTGCATCTATATCAATTTGTTCTATATTAACATAAGGTAACCACTTACCCATAGTACCAATAATAGCTTCTTCTATTTTGGTTTCTATTTCATCAGTTTCCGGCTCAAATAAAATCTCTTGAAGACCGCTTCCGAAATCAGGATGCATAAGCCTTTCACCTCTTTTAGTAAGTAACAAATTTTTTATATTAGAACTAAGTTGGTCTATTGTTGTAAACGATTGATTGAAAGCAGTATTAGTTATTTGAATTGGTAAAGTTATACCTATTGCATAGTCATTATACGTTTCCGTATCTTTTACCAATCTAGTACCTAATATAATTGCCATTATTTCTTAAATCTTTTTACAAGTTCTGAATAATCTCTGTTTAATGCTTTATCCAATTCAGGCACCCCAGTCTGAACACCTAATCCAGTTGGTTGAGGTCCTTTAGCCATTTCACCATAACCCATTTTTTCAGCCAATGCAGTTTTACCTACAATAGAACCCATATCACCTTGTCCAAAGTTCATTGTTCGAAACCCACCATCTCCTTGTGGGATTCCACCACGTGTTTCATTAAGGATTTGATTAATCATTGGGTTTTTACTGAATTGTTTTTGTGGTACTACTTTTGTAGATACAGATTCTTCAATAAGCTCATCATCTAACATAGCTTTAGCCATTGATAATCCAGTAGTTTTTGGTTTAGCAGGTTGTTTACCCTCTGCTAACATTTTTTTCATCTCAGCCTTCACACCTTCATTAATTAAAGCAGGTAATTGCTCTTTAAGTTCCTCTTTAATAAGAATTTGGATGGCTTTTAATAATTTGTCCGTATTCATACTTTATTATTTGTTATGTTTATAAATATTTGAATTAAGTATTTTTGGGATTTATTAAACTTTGGCTACATAGAACCCCCAATACTCCCAATGCCACATTTCATCAACACCACCACCATCAGCTAATCTTGCTGGGTTATACCATCCATATTTAGGTCCATTATTGGATAACCATCTATATAACGATGATTTTTCTCTACCTGCTTTATTAATAGCTGGGTTTCCACTTCCTCCTACTTGCCTATATAGTTCGGAAAAATCAATTGCAATTCCCCAACCATGTGGTGAACTACCAGGCTTTGCTATCGTTGAACCAGTTCCTAATGATTGCTGATGTGCTACACTTCTATACGCAGATGTCATTGTCCAAGTAACCCCTTCTGCTTTTGCTTGTTTTTTTAATTTGAAATATTGTATAGCTGCTTCTGGATGTAGTAAATATTTACCATTATATCTATAATTACCTCCATTTTCAACAGCAGTCATAGCTTCTATTGGAATGTACCCATTTGGATACTTACCATTAAATATTGGTGGAGCTGGTACTCTTGTTGCTCCTACATTTCCATATATTTTTGGTGGAGGTCCTTCTGCTATTGCTTGTGGGACTGTACCATCTGCACTTTGCTGTCCAAATATTACAGGACTTGGTTTTGGTTTGAATCTTGGCCTATCAAATGCACCGGGATCTGGCGCTGGTACTGGAGTCTCTGTATATTCGCTGAATTCAGCAACTACAGTTTGTTCGGATGCTGAAGCTATCGTTTGGTCAGCTGTAATAATTACATTATTTTCTTTTTCATGCTCCGTTACAGCGTTACCGTCTACAATTGGTGCATCATCACCATCTTCAATTTCTTGGTCATCAGCCGTTCCAGTTGGTTTCGCCGGGTCTACCTTATACCCTGTCCAATTTACAACACCAGGTGCTGGAGTACCTAATGGTGGGTATAATGACACCGTATTAACTATACCAACTACCGATGCTAAATGTGCATTTGCATATGATATAAAATCATCAACTATTAAAGATGTATTTTTTGTTGGAGATAGTTGTGACATACTTTTTTATTTTTGAAGTAATTTTTCATCAGGTAAAACATATCCACTAATTCTACTTGGATTTACTTGTTTCTTAAAACAACCACATCCATTTCTATTAAATCCACCTCCGCCAGTATTTCCTTCAATTGTTGTTATTTTACCATTTACAACTGCAGCAACAATACCTATATGGTGTGCAGGTGTTCCATATAATACAGCCGCTCCAACAGCTGGTACGGTTGACCACACTCCATTTTTCTTACCCCAAGTTACCCAATTTACACATCCAGCAGATCCTGGTGGCGTTTTTAATCCTGCGGATTTCCACCAAGCAGTTACTGCACCAGCACACCAATAGTATCCTTCACCACTTGCTTTAACTTTTGCTGGATTATCCAATCCAGCCAATTTCATCATAGCATCGATTCTACCATATTGACCTTCAGGCAATTCTCCATTAATACCATTAACTTTACCACCACCATAATTTTTACCAGCACCATTATTTGCTTTAGTACCAGTTTCCATAATACCAATATCTAATGTTGCAGCCTGTACAATTCTTTGGCCAATAGGACCTGATGTGAAACTTGGATTTGTATCGGTAAATTCAGAATCACTAGCATAGATTATTTTCTTTTCTACAAATCTTGGTTTTGGTGGGTCTGCGGGTGGAATTGGAGTTGATGTATATTCAGAAAATTCAATTTCCGTAGCTAATAATGAACTATATTCTGCAGCTGTCTCATCTCCGGCAGCAGCTGCTTCATCAGCTTTAACTTTTTCAGCTTGTTTAACTGCTATATCTTCAGCAGTCATTTTGAAATCAGCAGGTGGGGTTGGTGGTGATGGTATAAAAGGACTCCAAATGCCAGGATTTATTACAACATTACTTGTTACTGATATATTTTGTGTAGACCCTACTGCTGGTATTTTTGGTATTGGGTATTGATTTAATTGGGCCCCAGTCCAATATGCAATTACACCCGGACCCATAGCTCCAACTAAATCATATGGAGATGTGGATGATAATCCTTGTTGTAATGCTGATTTGAAAACTTCTCTCATAGCATCAACATTACCCTGTCTTAGACTTACACCATTAATAGTATCAGTTCCCCTTTTTATTGCAGCATCGTATTCATTTGCATATAAGTCTGCAATAGTATCTATATCAGGTATACCATCTGGATTATTTGCTACCCTTAAAATATTATCCTTAAAAGTTTGCCAAGACATTATGCTGTTGTATTTAATTCACTCAATATAGTTTTTAACTTAGATTTAATAGAATTAAAAGCTGGAACATTTTCTGGTCCTACTTTAGATGGTCCAGATGGTGTTAAATAATTCTGCTTTACAATTTCATCTATTAATTCTGTAAGTAAATCTACTAATTTATTACCTTTAACAATTGGTTCTAATTCTTTATTTCCTAAATTAATTTTTCCATTACCTGTATTTAGATTTATATTTCTATCATTAGTTGCTATGTTTGTATCAGCACCTACATTAACTTCAATACCCAATCTATTATCAATTGATAGAGCCCCATCGGAAATAAATCCATAATTCTTTTTTGAATAAAATATCATTTCGGCATTTCTAGCTGAAAGTATCAATCTACCAGAACTAAATAATAATTGGTCTCCTATTAATTTAGATGGATACTCTTTGAATGCAGTTGGCTTTGTTTGAAAATCCGAAGCATTTTTTTCATCTAATGTACCGGGAACAAATCCAAGTTGATATTCATTTGACATTAATGCAATAGTACTACCATCTTTATTAACATCTTCTTCTGTTACGGAATTTATTTCATTTTTTTTGGATACTGCATTTTCTCCGTTTCTTATAAAAATAGTTGGTGCATATACTTTTTTATCATTATTATATGCAGAAAATCTTATTGATTGACCAAATCTACTTTCAATAACTTCATCACCTTCATATAATTTTAATTTATGAATACCTTGTTGCTGTGTAAAATAACTTCCATATCCATCATATTTAGTTGAATTATCTTTGGTAGTTTTAGCCATACCAGTATTTTCAACTCTTGCATAACTATCTTTTTTATCTTCGGATGTTTGGTTGGTAGACGGTGAAAAATTATTCTTAATATATTCTCTGTCCGCATTTATATTAGGTCCAAGTTCCGTTCCAATCCTTTGATAAAATAATTGACCAGATTGACCAACTATAATTTCAACAACTTCATTTCTTACAGGTAATTTTTTGAAATTTTTATCGTATGGATGTGCAATTGGTAAAGTTTCTTCATCAGTTGTACGTCCTTTTGATGTGTATCTAAATTCAATAGCACCTATATACTCTGTGGTTATATTTTTATCGCTTTTTATTAATGGATGCTCCATATCCAATATTACAGAATATACAACACCAAGACTTGATTGGGAGCCGGCTACTTTTCCTATTTGCGATGATACTCCGGTAGATGTGGTTGAATTTTGAATTGGCATACTTATTTCATTTTTTGTTTTAACTCATCTAATTCAAATTCTAAATCATCAACTCTTTCAACCTCAGCCTTAGTATCTTCCAAATCTCTGAGTAATTGTTCTTTTTCAAATGGTGATAGGAATCCTTCTTGTCCCTCTGTCTTTTTATCAGCAGCAACAATTTTAGTTGCAATAGATGCCAACTTAACTAAATGGTCATCGTTTCTAATTGAGCTATCTATTAGGGAATTAATCAATGGACCTAAGTTACCCATATCGCTTGTGCTTTTAACCATCTTTTTCAATTCATTGATTAAATCACTTATCTTTGCTTTCTTTTGTACTTGATTATTATAGATATCCTCAAATAATCCATTTAGGGATTTACCTGGAAATAATTCGAAATCGTTTGACATATTAATATATTTACATTTTGTATGTATATAAATATGATTGTATTAAAATGTTGAAATTAAATTGGGATTACTTCAATTGTAATCTTTGGTTGATATCCTTCAGGTAGTTGTCTATTAATACCTTTGAATTCATTTACTTTATTCTTAAAGTAAGTTATTTGTAATATCTTATCAGTTAGGTTCATTACAGTTTGAGATGATGTAGACATATCCTTTGTGTCTCTTTTCATATTTAACATAGGTCTTTTTGGAAAGTATTCCTTTCTCATAGCCTGTGCTATTGTTGACCAATCATCTACCTTATCAACTGATTTCTCTGCTGATATCTTTCTTAATTGTGAACTTAGGTATTTCTCACCATGCGTATATCCTGCATCGGTGAACATATGTCCGTGATTTGTACGAACAACAGGTGATTCGGAGTTTTGAAGTTTAACATCAGGCTTATGCTTTGATGTAGTTTCAATACTAACCATATGTTTTGGAGATGATACAAATGTATGACCTTTGAGAGATAATCCACTCTTACCCTTATATGATAGTGTAGCTCGTACTGCATCCATTAGAGTAGGTTGCTTAATGATGTTTCTCATCTTATCACCATCAGGTCCGGGCTTTCCACCCTTCTTAACCATTTTGTGTTCAGCTTCATCATGCCCAACTAATAGTGCAGAGTTCACTACACCAATTCCGTTTTCATTTAATCCTTCACTCCAATCGGTTATTAAATCGTGCAGATATGCAACTTCCACACCATCAATGATAGTATGCACAATTTCTAAAGATGGGTTATAAGCTCTATCTCTATTTTTAGCTAAGATGAACTTATCATTTATTTCCTTAGATACAATAATGCACTCTAAAAGTTTCATTTATTTATTATTGGATATATGCGTTTAATTCGTAAGAATTTTTCATACCATAAACTTGAATCTGAAGTTTCTTTCTTTGAACCTTACCATCTTTAGATAATTCAATACTAAATTTATTAGTCTTACCTTCCGATGGTTTTCTAGGACCCATTCCTATTTGTCTGAAAGAATCATCATCATTTATTTCGTATCCTTTTTTCTCTGCGTATGCTTTAGCTGCTTGGATAG